CTATAACAATAACTTTACATTAATTTCAAACGGTGTTTCCGACCAATTGCCGCCTGCTTTCAGCTTAACATCCTTCTGTGTATCTTTTTTTAATCTTTGTGACTGTTCTCTCCTGTATTCAATTCTGCTAATACAGTTTTTTAATAACTGATTCTTTTTCTGTGCAGATGCATCAGGATTTCTTAGTGCGGAAAGAGCATCTTTAAATTTTATGATTTTTTCTTCATAAGAAATTGGCTCTGGCATTGATGCATAAGCTTCTCGTAAGGAATTTTGAACTTCTTCTTTCTCCTTTAAAAGTTTTTCATTGAGTTGCTTAAATATCTCTTGTGGCATTCTATTTGAAGGGTCAGGGTCAGCCTGTGCCTCCCACTGTGCTAGTTCCTTAGCTTGCAAATCTTGGAGCTTTTTTTCAAGGTGTTTTATTATGTCTGCTTGAATTTTAGCAGAGTCCTTACCATCATTTCTAAGTAAAATTTCAAAATCATGAATAGAATCTTCCAGAACTTCACATACCTTTTCTATTAATTCATCGTATAAGCAAGAGGTTGTGTGGCAATACTTTTGTCCATCGCATAATAGTCTTGGAGAGCAGCGTTCGCTTCCATCTGAATTTTTATAGAATCTCAAAGACATTGCTCTGCCGCAGCTACAATATAAAAGACCTGCCAGTGGATTTCTGATTTTGGTTTTTGCCTTTGCTCTATGATTTCTGCCTTGCTTTTCCTGTGCGGCTTCAAAGAGTTCTTCAGAAATTATAGCTTTATGCCGGCCTTCATAGATTAGGAACTCTCCCATGCGTGCCTTAGGCCTTGTCTTAATAATTTCACTGTCCTCGACGACAGTTACAGTTTTTCTCCAGTTCCATTTTACCTTTCCGATATAATGTATATTTTCAAGCATATCTTTCAGAGCGGCAGGGGACCAGTGTATACCTTTAGGCGGTTTGATTCCCATATCGTCCAAATAATTACATATACTGGCCCTTCTCATGTCTTTATTTACATATAATTCAAAAATCATACGGATAACGTCGGCTTGCTCAGGATTTTCAACCAGGGTAGGACATTTCCTTTTCCCATCCAGAATAAAGGCTTTATCATAGCCATATGGAGGAACAGAACCGATATAATTGCCCTGACTGACTGAAAGTAGTCTGCCTCTGCTCAATATCTTTTTGGTGTACTCCAGATAATCATTTCCGCGTTTTAACTCTCTTTCAAAGGCATCCCAGTCATATTCATCCTGCAAATCATAAATCCTTTGTGGAGTGATAATTAGGGTGTGAGTATGTTTAAAAAGCTTCATTAGCCGACCAATGTCCTCTAAATCACCTCTTGTCAGACGTTGAGGCTCTACAATGCATACAGCTTTGATTTTAGGAGATTCTATCTGCCTGAGTACTTTATTGATTTCTGGTCTTTCCTTTAATGTTTCCCCAGAAACAACTTCTCTATATTTATTTTCCTCCGGTATCTTTTCACCAAGGCTTTTTTCTGCCCATTCATCCAAAATAGTTTCATGTTTCTCCAAGACTTCTTCAACAGACAGCATAGGATCATCAGAACGGGATTTCCTCAAATATACAATTATTTCATCTTTTTTTAGGTTTTCTAAATTATATTTCATAAATTCATAGTTCATATTACCACTCCTATCTTAAAATTTATGAAAAATAGTATAAAAAATACACCTACTTGCCAGAACAGGTGCAGGAGTGATATAATATGACTTGTCTAGGGAGATATTATATCACTTTGGCTTGTCCGGTATAGTATCTATAAAAGCCGTTTCTGTTGGTAGCAGAGGCGGTTTTTATTTTTATAAAAATCTACGCTCAAAGAGGTTATTTAGGCGAGAAAATAAGTCATTTGGAAATCCAAATACTTCAAAAACATTTTTAGTGTTAAAATGAGTATCTTGATTAGCATAAGGAGAAAGAAGCGAATACAATTCTTCATAAAAATTTCGTAAGACATATTGGTCATTTAATAAAATGTTAAGAGCAAGCAATACAGCCATAACATCGTTTTGCCCCATCTTAGAATTATATTCTTCTTCTATAATTGTATTAAAACTAAGTGTCAATAGCTGCTTTTTAGGAAGTTGCGGTAGGTTTAATGCACTAAATGTTCTATTTCCATGTGCAATTTTGTTTCTATATTCTTTAGTAAGTTCAAGAGATTTTCTCATAAATTCTTTAGTTTCTTCAATAGTAAGGATGCCAGAAGAAATAAAAGAATTACAAATAGACTCTTTATCACAGCTTTTCAGTATGTTATACCATTCAATAGTTAAACCATAAGAAAGATTTGTAATTAAAATCCAAGCTGGAATATGATTACGATGGTTAATGTAGTGCTGCATACTTGGATTATTTCTTGACTGGTGAATACTTTCTTTTAAACCAATCAGGATATTGATACGTTTTCTATTGGAGTTTGTATAATTGCTTTTGCATAAATAGTCACTAGGGTTAGAGAAACTTCTGTCACTGGCGTCTGTAAATACACCATATTTTTCTGATACCAGATATGATATTCTTGATTTTAAAGCTTTTTCTAAATACAAAATATACTTAAAAATTATGCTGTTTAAAGATACATCCAAAAGATGGAGTGTATATAACTCTTCAAATTTAGTACCATTAATAAAATCATCGGAATCTGGAATTTGAAGAAATGTATTTTTGTATGCATTAATTAACCCATAGTAAGAAAGATTTTGCAGAGCAGTTATCGCAAACTCCTTGTCTTCAACAATGATATTACGACTTTCCATAAGCGCAATCATTTGTTCATATGTTTTGAATGGTTTATCATATGTGTTGTTCAAAAGAAAAAAACCCTCCTTCCAAAACTGGTAAGAGGGTTTTTCGCTAGTCATCTCAACAACGACCATTTCTGTTGAGATAATCTTACCAGTTTTGAGATATAATGTCAAGCTAATTTTATAGGGTCTCCAATTTTTATACATACATTTTCAGGCGTTAATTTTTGGATATCATCACGGTTTATATTTAATGGAACTGCTACCTTTCTTGTGGTTTCCAAAAGAGGCGATAAAGCCGCTGCGGTAGAGGAAGAAGTTTTTTCCATTAGAGGTTTTTGGCACACGGAAAAGGTTTTTTCTGTACGAATAACTTCCAACTCATCTTTGCAAAAGATATAACGCTCAAGTGGTGTACCATCGAGATCTAAGATTTCTTCGCCAATCTCATAGACTTGTACGATATCACCTATTTTTAAAACGCCTCTGCCGGCATTTACAATAATGGTTCGGCTGTCAATAATACGAATGACATTTGCAATATAATAAGGACCATACTTCTTTTTCATTTCGTCTTTGTTCATTGTTAAAATCTCCTTTTATTTTACATTAATTCCATAACTCCTAAATTTGGTAGAAGAGGCGGTTTTTGCTATTTAAAGGAATGTGTATATTCTAGCAATAATATTGAATTTCTCCAAAATAAGCAATCCATTTTTCAATAATTTCTGTACTCCTGGCTTCAATCATTCTCATCATATTTCGAAGTGTTTTTTCTGGTATTTTAGAATTATTGTGGCAAAGATAACACTTACCCTTACGGGTAATCCATATTTTTGTTGCATTGCCGGAAGGATGCCCATTGGAAATATGGACATGTATCGGTTCAAGTGGCTTATTTTCATTTGTCCAAAAGTAAACCCAGTATGGACCAAACCTAAAGATTTGCGGCACCTTGGAAGCCCCCTTCCTGTGAAAATTCCAAAATGAGATTGGCTGTTGATTCAATGATTTCCTGAATTTTTTTAATGTCATTTTGGGAGAATCCATAAATATCTTCCCAAGTGTAATCAGGAAGCCAGCAGGTAGCATGTTTAAAACAGACTTTTTCGTCTGGCTTTTCAATATATACTTTGACGCGACCATCTGGTTTCATTTCAGAATGTACAATTTCGGTTTCATCATTTAGTGTCATAAATGGGTACATCATAGCGTCTCATCTCCTTTTTGATACTGTTACATCTGTGATTATTATTTTTATCGATTTTTTGTCATTTTGTTGATGTCAACAAAACGTTTTTATATCAATTCCATAACTCCTAAATATGGTTCGAAATAAATGTTATTCTACTTTGTCTAAAACTTTTCCAATAACTTTTACATTCTCTAAATTTTTGATATTTTTATATTCTTTATTAATGGAAATAAGCTCATTTTCACCCAATTCCTTTATATAACAATTATTTCCGTCAATAAATATTCCAATTTCGCCTACAGATAATTCAATTGTTTTCTTTACAAATACCTTATCTCCATCGTTATATACAGGCTTCATGCTATCCCCATTTACCCCAATAACAAAATCTGCGTTTCTTGATTTTTCGTTATCTTCAACTTCTATAAAATCAGTTGGAATATCACTGAATAAATATTCTCCTGTTCCGGCAGATGCAAGTTTTTGATAGTAGCTGATTATTCTGGTCGGCTTTTCTTCTTTTTTGGATTTCATTCTTTCTGTTTCCCATTGGAGAATGGTATTAACGTGTTCTTGACCAATAGGGTCCAAATCTCTATATTTCTTTAATAATTCTTGTTCTCCGTATTTTAAAATGAATTTTGAGTCTGGATATATTCCATAAATATCATTAATAGAAACATTCAATATTTCACAAACTTCAAATAGTATATCAATAGTAGGACAATTTGCTCCAGTTTCCCAATTAGATATTCTAGAAGGAACAACACCTAATCTTTTTGCTAATTCTTTTTGGCTAAGACCAGCCTGTTCTCTATATTTACCAATATTTTTAGAAATATTTTTTTTGATTGTATCGTCACTCATCGAATTCCTCCTTTTTATAAGTAAATAGTATCACAGATATTTTGAAAATTCAACAAAAAAAATCAGAAAATCTGAAAAAAGTATTGACAAAACAGAAATACTGTTTTATTATGAAATAAATCAGAAAATCTGATTTAGAAAGGAGGAAAACAGTTTTGAAAGGTAGTGACATTAAAAAGTATCTTGATGATAACGGAATTAAACAGACATTTGTATCGGAAAAAACAGGGATACCAGCACCAATATTAAGCATGATCCTAAATAACAACAGAAAGATTGAAGCAAATGAATACATGAAAATTTGTGATGCAATTGGAGTACCACTTGACTATTTCCGACCTTGTTCAAGTAAAAAGAAAGGAGCATAAAATATGATAGTCAAAGCATACAGTCCCAGCGTTCCATTGAATATGTCAGAGGAAACAAAAAAGAACAATCTTATATGGGAACAGAAAGATGTGGACAGGATTGAAATTATTCCAGATATAGCATTATTGAAATGTTTATCATGTGGAAAAGAAGAAATGTTCAAATATGGAGAAAATAGAATTGAAGTTTTGGGTAATCCCATAGATGGAATTACCCAGTAATTTTAGAGATTGTTTAGTTTTTTGAATAATGGGCAATCAACATCGCCGACACGACATTGTTCAGAATGAGAACATTCATTAATGTATGTACTTCCATCACAGACACCTTTTCCTAAAATGGGTATTTGCTTTTTTAAATAGCTTGCAGTAACAGTGCCATTCACTATAGGACAATAATAGTTAATCTTATCCAATGATACCACTTCCCTTCTTTAATACTCGGCATGGCAGTGCCTGTAAGTGAATTATAGAACGAAGCAGGAGGGATTGGCAATAGGAAATTGATATCTATTCAGTACGGATTAGAATCGAGGTGATACATACGGACATAACTAAGAATGTTGCTAAATATGTAAAGGATATAGGGGTAAATTTGTCTGAACTATCAAGAAAGGCAGAGATTCCGTATTCTTCTTTATATGCTAGTTTGGCAGAAGGAGGAAGAGGACGTGAATTGCGAGCAAAAGAGTTGGTTTCTATATGTTTTGTTTTGCGGATTAATCCTATGAATTTTGTGGATAAGAAAGATAAAGAATGAGAGGTGACGCTTTAATGGAGAAAAGCAAAAAAATAATACCGCCAATGCCAAATAGAATGAATATATTTGGAAGAAAGCGGTATTCAGTAGAAATGAATGCGGTTGACTATGAAAATTATAGTTTTGACGACGTATGGAAAGCAATCGGAAGATTATGGTTAACAATGGCAATCGTAGTAATTATGATGGCAGGTTGTTCAAATAAGAAATAAGCCTTTCAGTTAAATCAGCACATGCGTAAAAGCTGAAAGCTCTCTATGTGTAAAATTAGACATTTCTTTATTTGTCATATGTAACCTCCGTAAAGTGTTTTAGCAAATTTTAGCATAATGGCAAAAATATTTCAAGGAATAAGAAAATTTTACGATGAATATGCTGTTATCTTTGAAATGTTAGAAGTGAATACAGATTTCTTTTTGAAGCCAAGAATACCAGAAACAAAGAATGAAGCGAGGTGAGAAAGAATGACGGCAGAAGAAATGCTAGGAATTAAGGAAAAAGCTACAGAAGAAACGCTCCAAAGCATTGACATTACTTTGAAGCGTATCGAAAATCATCTTCAACAAAATAGTGTAATCATTACCTTGAAAAGAGATGATATTGATTTGGATGTTCTTTCAAAAACAGTATCTATTCGTTTACAAGAAGCTCTGAAAGAATTGCCTTAAATAAATCTTTATTCATTTCCAAAGAAATTAGCAAAAAGGATTCATTAGAAATTTTGCCATTTTCGTCTGCGTATTTAGAAAGACGTTTTTTTAAAGCTTCTTTATCAGATAAAGAGAGTAAGTTATTTCTGTATGCAGCATCAAAACGGCTATCAAATTCATTTTTAGTCATAACAGTGTTCCTTTCTTTATATACTCAGCTCTGGCAGGAGCCTGTATCTAAAGTATAAAAGAAAGTAGGAGATTTATCAATTGATTATCTGTTCAGCACAGATTAGAAACGAGGTGAGACATATAAACAAATTAGTCTATTTAAAAAATGATGAAGCAGTATGCGACAGTTTGCTGGTTGCAGAAAAGTTTGGAAAAAGACATGCAGATGTTCTGGAGAAGATTGAAAAAATCTTATCTGACGAACCAACGGAAAATTCCGTTCGTTGTTTCAAGAAAACGAGCTACAGAGATGCAAAAGGTGAAATAAGACCAATGTATCTTATGAACAGAGATGGATTTACATTTTTGGTAATGGGGTTTACTGGAAAAAAGGCGAATGAGTGGAAATGGAATTACATTAATGCTTTCAATTCAATGGAAACCATTTTAAGAGAACGTTCAACAGAAGTATGGTTGGAAACTCGACAGCAAGGCAAACTTACACGCAAAGCTGAAACCGATGTTATCCAGCAACTTATTAAATATGCAAAGGAACAGGGAAGCACTCATGCTGATATGCTTTACATAACATATTCTAAGCTTTCGAATAAGATGGCAGGCATAAAGAAGAGAGACGAAGCAACGGTATCACAACTTAACAATCTTTCTCTGATGGAAAATATTATTTTAAACTGTATTCAAAACGGAATTATGTTGGAGAAGCATTACAAGGTAATCTATCAGGATTGCAAGCGTAGACTAGAGGCTTTTAAAGATATTGCTTATCTGGAAACAGCATCTTGATTACCTATTCAGCACAGAATAGAAGCGAGGTGAGAAAGAATGGCAAAAAGAAAATTATCCATTGCAGAACGGCAGGAACGACAAAATAAGATAATGAAAATATTGGAGTATGTTGTTCCAGTAATTGTTTCTGCCGTTGCAGCAACTATTTTTAATATTTTGTTACTTACATAAGAAAACCATTAACCGCAAGAGTAATCAATGTAGTGAACAAAGCAACTAAGACAGGCAAAATAAACGATTTTATAAGAACTTCTTTTGTTTTTAACCAACGATATTGTGAATAATGTTTTCCCTTATATGTGGGTTTTATATTTGTGATCAAAGTATCGTTTACATCAGCTGTTATGTATTCATCAATTATAAGCTGCTGGATAGTAGCTGTAAGGTCTAATTTTTTTGTTCTTTGATTGAAATATACCATTATATCAACATTTGATGTGGTTTCGCTTTGCTCACATAGATAATTAATTGCTTTTAGCACTTTATGACATGGGTAAATCATAGTAACCTCCAATTTTAATATTTTCTAAAGTATAACACATTACAAAAAGTTTGTTAATTGGTTATTACTTACCAATGATTAGAAAGTGAGTTCGACCTTGTTCAAGTAAAAAGAACGGAGCATAAAATGAAGAATATTCCCGAAAAGCATATCTTGACTTTTGATGTAGAAAGACATTTAAAGGAAAAAGAAAGGCTAAACCAAGCATTAAACGGTAATCTTTCTGGTTTTGAAAATGATATAAAGGAAGTTCTCAAAAAATACAATATTGATTTATGCAATGGAATAGCCTTTGATTCTTTCATCTATGTATTGGAACAAATACATATTGAAAAATTCAATATAAAGCTAGTTTTTGCGAATTAAGACAATCAATACCAGAATAATTTAGTACATATAGGAAGGAAGTGTTGTAATGAGAGGTCAGGATACTTACAAGGAAGTAAAAACATATACATATCCAAATGCAATCGTCAGGGTGTACATACCTGACCTTACAGAGGAAGAACGCGAGCGAAGGATGAAAAATCTTATGAAACAGACAGAGATATTCATGAAAGGAGTATTAGCAGACGAAATGGCTGCGAAAAAAGAAAAATGCAAAAGAGAAGATGCAGAGAAATTACATTAATTATTACAGTTGCCTTTATTTTAGCCATGTGCTGGGGTATTAAGGCAATGTAGGAAGGAGTACAAGCATGAGGAGTACAAGCACGATTACTATTCAGGATATCACAGACAAGGAAAGGGAGCTCGTTCAGCAGCACATCGATAGCTATTCGGCTATCAGCTGGGACAAGATATATTCTTTGTGGAGAGACAGCGATGGCAAATTGTGTATCAGGTATAAATGCGACAGCCTGGATATATGGTTCCATTATGACACAGATTCTGGAGAATGGTGGTAGAAGGGAGGTGTAAGCGATGTTTTTAAAAGATATAACTATTCAGGATTGCATGGAAATGTGGGAATATGGCTGTGAAATAATCATAGATAACGGTCAGACAACCATCAAAAAAGCCCCTACCAGTCGGCAAACCGAATAGGGGCATAACAAATTAACCAATTAAATTGTAGCACACGAAAGGAGAAGTTGCAATGGCTTTTTATAGGAAATGCCCAGACTGTGGAGCAAATCTGGATCCTGGTGAGCGATGCGACTGTTCCAGAGAACGGAAGGAAAAAGAAAGGATTCTGTCTGTGATGTTCCGGCAGGGACCGGACGGTCAGATGGAGATTGGAGGAATCAATGAATATTGTAAAAATCAAAATTAGAAATTTATTCGGAATAAAAGAGTATGAAGCAAATGGAAACAGCGTAGAGCTTTCCGGGAAAAATGGAGTCGGAAAAACATCAGTTATTGATGCCATCCGCTATGCACTTACCAATAAGAGTGACCGCAACTATGTTGTTAGAAACGGAGAGACCGAGGGAGAGATCCTGATTGAGACAGATAATGGCATTCGCATTAATCGAAAAGTCAGAACGTACCAGACAGACTATAAGAGTATTAAAAAGAACGGTGCAGAAGTGCCGGGACCGGAGGCTTTTTTAAGGGATATCTTTACTCCGCTGCAGCTAAATCCTGTTGGATTCATGTATATGGATGAAAAGAGGCAGAATGCTACCATTCTTGACATGATTGAGTATGACTGGAATCTGGACACTATACGCGGATGGTTCGGAGAATTGCCGGACTGGGTATCTTATGACCAGAATATCCTTGCTATTCTCAATGATATACAGTCAGAAAAGGGGTATTACTTCCAGCACCGCCAGGATATTCAGAGGGATATTCGAAATAAGCGAGCATTCATTGAAGAAATCGGAGAAAGCCTTCCGGCTGGATACTGTGCGGATAACTGGGAAAACGCCAATGTTGGTGATTTATATACCAAAATAGAGACTATCCGTAATGAAAATGAGCTGATTGCAAAGGCAAAGCAGATGCTGGAAAACCGTGATAACAAAGTAAGAAAGTTCCAGGCAGACCGTGAAATATCTATTGCAGCTCTGGACAGAGAGATGAGTGCTACAAAAGGCAGACTGCAGAATGAGATTACAAAGCTCCAGGAGCAGATGAAAGCTAAGGAAGCAGAATTAAATGGCCTTATGGACAAGAGAAGTGACAAACTTGCGGTAATCGAGGAGAAATACAAGGCTGACATTTCCAGATATGATGCAGAGGTAGAAAGCTACCGGGAGTATGCCGAAAGAGAACAGATGGACTTCTCTGATTTGATGGAACAGGCTGCCTTAGTAGAAGAAATGAAGGGTTATATCAACGAGTACCGCCGCATGGAGAATCTGGAAGAGGAAGTGGAAGAGCTTTCACAGGAGGCGAGGGAGCTTACCAGAAAAATTGAACTTGCCAGGACACTTCCTGGTACTATTTTGGAAACGTCTACCATACCGATTGATGGCCTTACTGTGAAAGATGGCATTCCTCTGATACATGGACTTCCTATAAGCAATCTTTCCGAAGGTGAGAAGCTTGATCTTTGCATTGACGTAGCTATCCAGAAGCCAAATGGCCTGCAGATTATTCTCATTGATGGTGTAGAAAAGCTTGCCACTAATTTAAGGGAAAAACTGTACCAGAAATGCAAAGATAAGGGGCTGCAGTTTATTGCTACCCGAACAACGGACGATGAGGATTTAACCGTAGTGGAATTATAGGAGGAAAGTTATGGAGAAAAAAGAAGTTATCCTTGCGGAACAGAAAACAGAAATGTTATCTAATGCTTTTTCAGATACGGAAGCTTTTAATAAAATTTACAAAATCGGAACAATGTTTGCATCATCTTCTTTAGTTCCAGATAATTACCAGAATAAACCAATGGATTGCGTTATTGCTGTTGATATGGCAAATCGTATGGGAGTAAGCCCAATGATGGTAATGCAAAATCTGTATGTTGTAAAAGGCAAACCTTCCTGGAGCGGACAGGCTTGTATGTCGCTTATCGAAGGAAGTGGAAAGTTTAAAGGTGTCCGTCCGGTATACTTTGGAGAAAAAGGAACAGATGAACGAGGATGCCGCATTGAAGCTGTGTGGGCTGATACCGGAGAAAAAGTTGTTGGAACGGAAATTACAATAAAGATGGCAAAGGATGAGGGCTGGTATTCCAAGAAAGATAAATATGGAAATGAAACAAGCAAATGGCAGACCATGCCGGAGCAAATGCTTGCTTATCGTGCGGCTTCATTTTTTGCCAGGGTATATATTCCAAATGCCTTAATGGGCGTGTATGTAGAAGGTGAAGCAGAGGATATTGATAAAGAACCGAGAAGAAAAGCACCTGACCCGTTTAATGAAGGAGGTATGGAATAATGATACTGACAGCTGAAAACTATTATTCACAGGAAGCTAACCTGGAATATCTCTCGGTTAGCCAGTATAAAGATTTCGTTGGAACTATTGGCCGCCCTGGCTGTGAGGAACAGGCTATCGCAAAGTTAAATGGAGAATGGGAAATGGAGAAGACCACGGCATTGATGGTTGGTTCTTATGTAGATTCTCATTTTGAAGGCTCCTTAGCTACGTTTAAGGCAAAGAATCCGGATATCTTTACAAAGCAGGGGCAGTTAAAGGCAGATTACCGGCAGGCAGAAGAAATAATTAACCGAATTGAACGGGATGAATTATTTATGAAGTATATGAGCGGTGAAAAACAGGTAGTTATGACCGCTGAACTATATGGAGCGAAGTGGAAGGTAAAGCTGGACAGCTATCTTCCTGGTAAAGCTATAGTAGACCTTAAGATTATGAGGGAGCTACATAAGGCAGAGTATGCCAAGGACTATGGATATATGAATTTTATTGAATACTGGGGGTATGACCTGCAAGCTGCAATCTATCAGGAAGTAGTTTACCAGAATACAGGGGAGCGTCTTCCGTTCTACATTGCTGCGGCTTCAAAGGAAAAATATCCTGATTTGGAACTCATATGGATTGATGATGAACGTCTGAAAGAAAAGCTGGCAGAGGTAGAGCAGAACACTCCGAAGATACTGGCACTGAAAAAAGGAGATATAGACCCTATACGGTGTGAAATGTGTGATTACTGTAAGCACACAAAAGTTTTGACAGCTCCTGTGCATTATTCAGAGCTATTGGGGGATGTGTAATGGAGAAAACAAGTCTTTTAGTAGACGATATGACACACTGCATTTACTGTAACCGTCCAGCGGAAGAACATCATGTCTTTTTTGGAAATCCAAACCGTGCGGCGGCAGACCGCAGAAGATTGGTGGTTCCTTTATGTTCGGAACATCATAGGACAGGGAAAGATGCACCGCACAAAAATCGGATTGTAGACATGACTTTGAAATGCTGGGCTCAGACGGTTTATGAAGAGAAGTGTGGAACCAGAGAGGACTTCAGGAGAGAATTTGGAAAGTCCTATTTATAAGCACCTTCTGTAATTGTCTCACGAACTTTTACAGTTGAAAACCGAAACCTCCTGCCCTTCTGGGTGGGAGGGGAAAGGAATGACATGGTATATAAATTTACGATACTTGGAAAGCTGCCAGGGTTAAATGAGTATACAGCGGCTAACCGCACACATCCCAATAAAGGGAGCCGTATGAAAAAAGAGGGTGAACAGACCGCTATGTGGGCTATACGGCATGAGCTTGGTAGACTGCATATAGAAAAGCCTATCCGTATGCACTATTGCTTTTATGAGCCGAATAAGAAACGAGATTTGGATAATATTTCTTCTTTTGCCCATAAGGTAATCCAGGACAGTCTTGTGAAACTTGGAATCCTTAAAAATGACGGTTGGAATGAGATTGTAGGGTATACGGATCAATTCTATTGCGACAGGCAGAATCCAAGAATAGAAGTAAAGCTGGAGGAGGTAGAAAATGAAAAAATGGCTTATCAAGCACAGTGAGGTGGTTAAGTGACGGATGGAAATTACATAAAAATCTACCGCTCTATGCTTGACTGGGAATGGTATCAAGATATCAATACCTGCAGATTATTTTTGCATATGCTCCTGAAAGCAAATTGGAAAGACGGAAAATTCCAAGGTACAACTGTGCCGCGTGGTTCATTCATATCCTCTCTGCCAAAGCTTTCCGAAGAAACAAAACTGACAGTTGATGAAATTCGGACAGCTTTGAAGCACCTGGAAAAAACAGGGGAAGTTACCAGGCAAACCACAAACCGAAGTTCCATGTTTACCGTGGTTAATTACCAGTTGTACCAAGGAACTTCCCAGACAAATCCCAATCCAATCCCAGGCAGTTCCCAGTCTATTCCCAGTCCATTCCCAGCAATAGAAGAAGAGAAAGAAAGGGAAGAAGGAAAAGAAATTAAGAAGGAAAGAAAGAATATTACAGTTTCTAACGAAACTGTTTGTCAGACTGACGTCAGACTTATCCTTGATGCATGCAACAGTATTCCTTCTTTGGAGAAAAGCAATTACAGGCGTATGGGTTTGTGTAAAAGAGTATTATTATTCAGGAAGAGATGAAGTGGCACAGAAAACAGATGCAGAGTACACTGAGGATTTAAAGCAGTTCCTTGGCAGCATTAAGATTAAAGCAGTAATCGTTGACCCGAGTGCCGCTTCTTTTATTGCACAGTTAAAGAAAAGCGGATTTAAGGTAAGGAAAGCGAATAACGATGTTCTGGATGGAATTCGCTTTGTTGGAACACTACTTAATCAGAAAAAGATACGGTTTTATAAAGACTGTGTTAATACCGTAAAAGAATTTAATTCTTATGTATGGGACAACAAGGCAGTGGAAAAAGGGGAAGACAAGCCGGTAAAACAGTTTGACCATTGCATGGATGCGGTAAGGTATTTCTGCATGACAGTAATTAAGATGAAGCAGTCATTAAGCATTTTGAAATAGAGGTGAAAAGAGTGGATTTAGAGAGTGCAAAAAAACTCATTAAGGAGCATATGCCAGTTCATGAGAAATTCGTGAAAGATGCAATTGAGGCGAAGAGGTATTATCGGAACGAGAATGATATATTGACAAAAGGTGCGAGAAGGGAAAAGGAACAGTCAGAAGATACTCCTATCCGTAGTGCAGATAATCGCATTAGTCATAATTTCCACGGGCTTTTGGTAAATCAGAAAACTGCATATATGTTTACAGCCTCACCTTTGTTTGACATCGGAAATCCAGAAGCAAACAAAAGGATAGCCAATGTCCTTGGGGATAAATATGCAAAAGTCTGCAAAGATTTGTGTATCAATGCCTCCAATGCTTCTGTGTCATGGCTACATTATTGGAAGGATGAAAAAGGTACATTCAAATATGGTGTCATAGAAAGCGAGCAGATCATACCAGTGTGGAGCAGTGATTTGGAAAGAGAACTGCAGTCGGTACTGCGTGTATATCGAAGAACCCAGGATGATGGGAAAACATATACAGTGTATGAGATATGGACAGAAAAGGAGTGCCAGTCTTTTATAAGACAGGAAAATCTATCGGTAGATATTGGGCTTTCGTATTATAGTATATTGGATTTTTCCGTTGTGGATACGTCAGAAGGAAGCATTTATGATCATGGGATGGAAAGAGTCCCTTTCATCCCTTTTTTCAATAATAATGTGAATACCAATGATTTGAAAAATATCAAAGGACTGATAGACGCTTATGATAAAGTTTACAGCGGTTATGTGAATGACTTGGAAGATATACAGGAAATCATCTTTATTTTAAGTGGTTATGGCGGCACTGATTTGAAAGAGTTTATGCAGGACTTGAAATTGTATAAGGCTGTAAAACTGGATGCCGACAGCGATAAGCCGGGGTTATCCACACTTGCCATTGATATTCCGGTGGAGGCAAGAGAAAAGCTTCTTGCCATGACTAGAAAAGAAATCTTTGAACAGGGTCAGGGAGTAGACCCACAGCCGGAATCATTTGGCAACAAATCAGGCGAGGCTTTGAAGTTTATGTATGCTCTCTTGGAACTGAAAGCCGGTTTGATGGAAACAGAGTTTAAGCTTGGTTTCGGAGAACTTGTAAGGGCGATCTGTCAGTATTTGAATGTACCTTGTGAAACGCTTACCCAGACATGGACGAGGACATCCATTAAAAACGATACCGAGATTTCAGATATTTGTAGAAACAGCGTAGGAATCATATCTAATAAGACTGTTTTGAAAAACCATCCTCTTGTTGAAAATGCGGAAGAGGAAGAAAAACAGATAGCCAAGGAGAAGAAAGAGGCAGAGGAATCAGAACAGGAGTACAAAAGAGCATTTGCAGATAAAAGCGGTGATGTAGATGAAGAATAGCGAATATTGGAAAAGGCGGTTCGAACAGCTCGAAGATGAGAATTATGCAAAGACAGAAAGCTACTACAAGGATGTAGAGAAACAGTTCCGCATGGCACAGAATAGCGTACAGGCAGATATTGAAAAATGGTATTGGAGACTGGCAGATAATAATGATATTTCCTATGCAGCAGCAAAAAAGCTGTTGAAAAAGAATGAGTTAGAGGAGTTCCATTGGACAGTAGAGGAATATATCAAATATGGTCAGGAAAATTCCATGAATCAGAAGTGGATGAAGGAATTGGAGAATGCTTCTGCAAGAGTACATATTTCCCGTCTGGAAGCCATAAAGCTTCAGATACAGCAGGAAGCCGAAAAGCTATTCTTGGAATATGAAGGGGCAACAACAGAATTTTTAAAAAGAACCTATGCAGATGGTTTCTATCATACAGCATTTGGGATTGCAAGAGGGACTGGTGTAGGAAGCAGTCTGGCAAAGCTGGATTCTGATACAATTGAAAAATTGATAAAGAAGCCCTGGGCACAGGATGGGAGCAATTTTTCTGACCGTATCTGGGCAAATAAAAAGAAACTGGTAAACGTACTGCACACAGAATTGGCACAGAATGTCATCAGAGGGGAAAGCCAGGAAAAGGCTGCTAAGAGAGTAGCGGAACAAATGGGAGCATCTATGAGACAGGCAAGGACACTGGTATATACAGAAAGTGCCGCGATTGCTTCAGGTGCAAGAAGAGACTGTCTTAAAGACCTTGGTGTAGAGCAGTATGAGATTGTAGCAACTCTTGATAGCAAGACATCAGACATTTGCCGGGAGATGGATGGTAAGGTGTTCGATATGAAAGAATATCAGGTAGGACTTACCGCACCGCCGTTTCATCCTAATTGTCGTTCTTGCACTTGCCCATATTTCAATGATGAATTTACCATTGGAGAAGAAAGAGCAGCAAGAAATGAGGAAACAGGAAGAACTTATTATGTACCGGCAGATATGAAATATCTGGAGTGGAAAGAGAAATTTGTAGATAAGGACGCCAAAGAACCTAAATCTGTGCTAACTCTTACTGAGATAGGAGCAATTATAAGATATGTAAGTCCGGATTCTTATGTTCTGAATGATAAATTAAGGCATGGAGATGAGTTGACAGAGGAAGAAAAAGAATGGATAATAGACTTAGATAATGCACTAGATAAAATGCAGGACTATGAGGGGATAGTATATCGGTCTGTTTCGGATTTTGGAATTGGTGATGTAGATGAATTTATAAATTCTTATGTACCTGGATGTACAAAAGAATTTCCATCATATATATCTTCTTCTGAAAACGTATATGATGAGAGCTTTTCAATACAGTATGCTATTTGGTCGAAACATGGAAAGGATATTCGAGAATATAACCAGAAAGAAAAAGAGGTATTGTTTAAGCGGAATAGCAAGTTTAAGGTGATAAGAGTTGAGAAAAATATAATTTATTTGGAGGAAAAATGATGGCATTAACGGCGAGAGAATGGACTTTATTACCAAAAGACGAAATGGAGGCAAGACAAGGTGAATTGTCTCCGGGAGAATGCTTTAAGCTTAGGACGGAGCTAAGTATGATACATTTGACAGAGGAACAAAAAGCCAGAATGACAGAGGAGGAAAAAAACAAATTTATTAATCAGAAATATCCCAAAAGAACAGAAGAGGAAAAGAGAGAGATTGAAAGACAAGCAAGAGAAGTTTTTAGATCGCTGCTGGAGGATTAAAGATGGCAAAGGATGATTATTTTGTAATTGTATACAGGATACTGAATTATCTGTATGAATGTTTCAAAGCCGGCGAAAGACCGGATATGGAAATGTTCGGACCCGTTGCTCTTCGGATTAATAATGGATATTGGGTGAATGTCATGGAAAGTCTTTATTTGGTGGTTTTTATGCTACAAATTAAAAAGTTGCACTGGCACAACAGAATGGAGGACATATGGAACTTAACAGTTTAGAAATAAATACAAGCGGCAGCTTAGGAAATATTATTCTGAATGGAGAAGACATATCGAAAAAAATTACAAAGGTAGAATATGTACATGAAGGAGGCGAAATTCCATTTATAAAAATAACATATCCTGTAGATGAAATAAAAATTAATGCAAATGTAATAGTAAATGAAATACCAGATAATCAGAACACTTAGAGATAGGTGTTCTTTTTATATGCCGCCTTTCCGGTACCGCAGGCGGAAAAGAACGGGACATCACCGGACACGACCGGGGCAACAAGTGAAGATGAAAGGAGACTATCATGAAGAAAGAAGATTTTATTTCGCTTGGAATTAGCGAGGAACTTGCAGAAAAAGCAGCAGAAGCTTCCGCAAAAGAGCTGGAAGGCTTTATACCTAAATCACGTTTTGAGGAAGTCAATGAGGCAAAGAAACAGCTTGAAAAAGATGTAAAGACCAGAGACGGACAGTTGGAAGAGCTTAAAAAAGCAAATGGTAATAATGAGGAGCTGCAAAAGCAGATTAAGGAGCTTCAGGAAACAAACAAAACCGAGAAAGCAAAATACGAGTCTGACATTAAGGACTTAAGACTTTCTAATGCTATAAAGCTTTCTCTGGCTGGAAAAGTACACGATGAGGAGATTGTGGCTGGCCTTTTTGACAAGACAAAGCTGGTTCTTGGAGAAGATGGCAAGGTTTTGGGACTGGAAGAGCAGATTAAGGAGCTTCAGGAAACAAAGAAATTCCTGTTTAAGCAGGTAAATGGTGGCTATAACCCACAGGGCGGAAGCCATACAGTAACGAACCCGTTTGCAAAAGAAACTTTTAACTTAACAGAACAGGGAAAATTATTAAAAGAAAATCCGGCACAGGCCAGAGAGCTGGCAGCAGCGGCCGGAATGACCATTTAAGAAAGGAAAAGGTGATATTTTATGGCAGCAACAAAATTATCAGACGTTATTGTACCGGTTTTATTCAATCCCTATGTAGTGAACCGTACAATGGAGTTATCTGCTCTGGTTCGGAGCGGGATTGTAACAAATAACAGTGAGTTTGACACATTAGCTTCACAGGCATCTCCGCTTGTGAATATGCCGTTCTTTGAGGATTTAACCGGAGAATCCGAGCAGATTATCGAAGATGCGAACCTGGAGGCTAATAAAATCAATTCCAACAAGGACGTAGCGGCTATTATTCGCCGTGCTAAGATGTGGGCGGCAACAGATTTATCCGCAGCACTGGCAGGCAGTGACCCAATGAAAGCTATTGGTGATTTGGTGGCACGGTTCTGGGAAAGAGACTTGCAAAAAGAGCTGGTGGCTGTGCTTGGTGGCATCTTTGGAACCTACACTCCTCCGGAAGGGCATGCAACTACACCACTGGCATCTAATATATTAGATATTTCTGGAAAATCTGGATCAGCGGCAAACTGGAGTGGTACAGCCTTCATTGATGCAGAGCAGTTGCTTGGAGATGCTAAGGCACAGCTTACTGGTGTATGTATGCACAGTGCAACAGAGGCTTATTTGAAGAAGCAGAACCTGATTGAAACGGTGCAGCCGTCTAATGATGTGTCCTTTGGATTATACCAGGGAAAGCGTGTTATCGTTGATGATGGTTGCCCGGTAGAAAAGGGTGTGTATACTACCTATTTATTTGGAAATGGTGCTGTTGCTCTTGGAAACGGAAGTCCGGTCGGATTTGTGCCTACAGAAACTGACAGAGATAAAAAGAAAGGATCTGGCGTTGATTATCTGATTAACCGCAAGACTATGATTCTTCATCCAAGAGGAATTAAATTTACCAATGAAAAGGTAGCTAAGACAGAAGGCCCTTCCCGTGCAGAGTTGAAAAATGCACAGAACTGGAAGCCTGTTTATGAATCAAAGCAGATTAGAATTGTGGCATTTAAGCACAAATTGGGGTAGGTGAAATTTATGTCAGAGGAACTTGAGTTATTAGGCAAGTTGAAAACTTCCCTTGGAATACAGGGAGAGGAAAAAGATGGTGAATTAAAATTGTGTCTTGAAGAGGCAGAGGAGATAGCGGTTAATTACTGTAATCTGTCAGAGCTTCCAGATGGGCTTAAAAATACGGTGGTGCGTATGGCAGTCGATATTTACCGGAACGAACAGCCAGGGGATAACATGGTTCCTCTGGCTGTGAAATCCATTAGTGAGGGAGACACAAGTACAAGCTTTGGAACTGTGCAGGTAAGCGGATATGCAGAGTCTGTATTGAAGGATTATAAAAACCAGCTTAACCGGTATAGAAAGGTGTGTTTTTGATGAATGCAGAGCAGCTACATAGAAAAGCAGTAGAAAGTCGCTATACTGGTATTTGCAATGTATATGAGCAGAAAGCAGAAAGAAATGAAGTTACAAAACTAATGGAGCAAAAGGAAGTCCTTGTACTGGAGAATCAGCCTTGCAGGATTTCCTTTTCTTCTGTTCCGTCGGCATCAGAAAAACAGAATGCAGCAAAAGTTGATCAGATAGTGACTTTGTTTATTGCTCCAGAACTGGAAATAAAAGCCGGTTCCAAGATTGTAATAACCCAGGATAATGTGACCAGAGAGTACAGCAAAAGTGGAATATCAGCCGTATATCCATCCCATCAGGAAATAACGTTGGAACTGCTTGGAGGTTATGCATAATGGCAAGTTGGGGAAGTTGTGATTTCAGCGAGTTGGAAAAGCTAAGGGACAGCTTGGAGGCAATGGGGAATCAGAAGAAGGCAGATGCTTTCTGTGAGGACTGTGCCAAGGAGCTTGCCGCCAGATTGCTTCGGAAGGTAATTAAGCGAACACCAACAGATACGGGAAATTTAAGAAAGAATTGGACAACGCAAGCAGACGGAAGCGGCTCGGAAGGGTTAAAGACCAGAGGAGCAACACAGTATGTAGATACGTTAAAAGTACATCGCTATGGTAACAATTTTGTGGTCAATATAACAAACCCAACAGAGTATGCGAGTTTTGTTGAATTTGGACACAGGACCGTAGATCATAAAGGATGGGTTAATGGTCAATTCATGCTTACAATATCCGAAAAGGAAATTGCTGATGCAGCTCCAGGAATTCTGGAGAAGAAACTGACAGCCTATTTGAAAGAGGTGTTTCAATGAACTTAGATGATATTACCGTGGGAATTTCACAGGCGATTTACAATGAATTTGGAGAGGATTATACAATTTATAGCGATGACATCAGTCAGGGAATGTCAGAACCCTGCTTTCTTGTATTGCCAATTAATTCAAGCCGTGAGCTGATTGTAGGAAACCGCTACGAAAGTAGAAATCCATATGATATTCATTATTTTCCACAAAAGGAGAATGACCGAAGCGAGATAAATACTGTAGAGGCACGTCTGTATGTGGCCTTGGAGTATATTACGGTCAATGATGGGCTAGTCCGTGGGATAAATATGAATTCCCAGGTAACAGATGGTGTACTGCATTTTTTTGTTGACTATAATATGTTCCTGAATAAAAAACTTTTTGCAGCCGAAGAGATGCAGAAGTTATCAGTTACAGTTAAATTGAAGGAGTGATACTATTTGCCAGATAAAAAGACAGAAACAAAGGTAAAGGAACCAATCTTTACAAAAGAGCAGCTTTTAACGTCAAAAAAATATGAAAAAGACAGAGATATTATAGATGCTGTATTGGAAGAAGGGAGCTACACAGAAAGTGAAATTAGAAAAATAATCGAACAGTTTAAGAAAGGTAAGGTGAACTAAATGCCATTAGGTGGAGGAAAATTTACGACACAGAATAAGATACTTCCGGGCTTTTATGCAAATTTTGTTAGTATGGCAAGAGCATCATCTGTTGTATCAGACAGAGGATATGTGGCGTTGCCAATGGAGCTTGACTGGGGTATTGATGGTGCTGTTTTTGCAGTGGAAAATGCAGATTTCCAAAAGAACTCAATGGATATCTTTGGATATTCCTATGATTCTGACCAGATGAAGTCACTAAGAGATTTATTCTTAAATGCAAAAACTGCATATATTTACCGGCTAAACAGCGGAGGAAAGGCAGCGAATACATACGGAACAGCAAAGTACAGCGGAGTCCGGGGAAATGATATCAAGACGGTAATCCAGACAAACGTAGATGATCCGTCAAATTTTGATGTGATTACCTATGTTGGAACTTCTAAAGTAGATGTACAGACGGTTTCCAGTGCAGCAGAGCTTGTAGATAACAGCTTTGTTTCGTTTAAAAAGGAGGCAGTTCTTGAAGCTACAGCAGGAATTCCGATGACAGGGGGAAAGAACAAAGCAGATGTTACTGGTGAGGACCACCAGACGGCTCTGGTTAAATTAGAAGCATATACAGCTAATATTCTTATTTGTACTTCTACAGATGAGAAAATCAAAAAGCTGTATGCTGCCTTTGTTAAAAGGCTCAGAGATGATGTCGGTGTAAAGCTTCAGGCAGTAATCCATAATTTCCCTGGAGATTACCCTGGAGTAATCAACCTGAAGAATACTGTAGCTGACAGCGGAGCGAAAGGAAATGAGTTGGTGTATTGGCTTGGTGGTGCCGAAGCGGCTTGTGCAGTTAATAAAACACTCACAAACCGTACTTATGATGGCGAATACACGGTAAATGCAGAGTATACGCAGACGGAGCTTATAAAGGCAATTCAGGATGGAGAGCTTTGCTTCCATAATGTAGGCTCTGAAATTCATGTTCTGGATGATATTAATTCCTTTGTTACCTTTACCGAGGAAATGAATAAGGATTTTTCAAAGAATCAGGTAATCAGAGTATTAGATCAGTACGGAAACGATATTGCCCTTTTATTCAATACCAAGTATCTTGGAAAAATTCAGAATGACAAGGACGGAAGAGTATCTTTCTGGGGTGATTTGGATGACTACAATAAAAAGCAGCAGAAGCTCCGTGCGGTAACCAACTATAATCCGGAGGAGCTTACTGTAGAGGCTGGAGAAGAAAAGGACAGTGTTGTAGTAGAGAACCCGGTGCAGGCAGTGTGCGCAATGGCAAAATGCTACATGAGAGTCTATGTAAGATAAGGAGGAAGAGCAGATGTTTAAAACGAATTTGCAGTTTTTTGCTGATGATGTAATGGAAGCAAAGGACGCGGTTTCTGCTAAACTGGCAAAATGCTATGTGACGATTGAAGGAAACCGTTATCTCTTAATGCAGGCCAAGAGTTTTGAAGCAAATTTTAAGAAAAACAAAAAGACGGTATCCATATTAGGAAAGACCGGAGAGGGAAACAAGGCTTCTGGCTGGTCTGGTAGTGGAAAGATGGTTATTTACCATAATACAGAGCTTTTCAATGATTTGCTTGAACGCTACAAGAATACAGGTGAGGATATTTATTTTGATGTACAGGTAACCAATGAGGACCCAACCAGTGCTGCCGGAAGAAATACCAAGATTTACAAAAACTGTAATCTGGATGAAGGAACCTTACAGAGTTTTGATGCAGCCGGAGAATGGCTGGAACAGGAAGTTTCATTTACCTTTGAGGATTATGAGGGTCCTGAAAAATATAAGCAGCTTGCAGGTATGCAGTAGAAGAAAAGGAGAAAGAGAAAAATGAGTAATTTTGAAGCATTTTTAAATCAGAACAAGAAGAAGCAGAAAAATGTAAAAGTGGTAGCAAGTAAAGCTTTTGTAGGAAATGAAGGGAAACCATTAGAGTGGGAAATCCGCCAGTTAAAATCAAAGGAGGCAGATTATATCCGTAATGAATGTACTTCGGTTGGAAAAGGCGGGAAAGTTGTAATGGATGGTGCAAAATTTAACCGCATGGTAGCTGCTAAGTGTACAGTATATCCGAACTTGAATGACAAGGAACTTCAGGACTCCTATGGTGTAATGGGGGCAGAGGAGCTGATTCAGGAAATGCTGGATAATGATGGTGAATTTCAGGAGTATGTAGGAAAAATCCTTGAAATAAGCGGATATGGTAAAACGGATACAGAACTAGAAGAAGAAGCAAAAAACTAATAAATGGAGGCGATGTGGACAGCAATTACTATTATTATTGTTTGCATCGCTTCCACTGGACACCGAGACAGTTTTTAGAATTTGATAGGTATGAAAAGGCATTAATCATGGCTTGCATTGATATACGGACAGAAAAAGAAAAAAAGGAAGCGGCAAAGATGAATAGATGACCGCGTAGTCTGGACTTTAATAACTCCCTGTTGTATAATAGAACTATATTGTACAATAGGGAGGAAAACATGAAGAGATGGAAATGCGGAAGAAAATATACTTATCTGATACTAGTTTTAACTATTGCTGGGTATATTGTTTTTGGAATTATTCAGGTAGGTAAATCTTATAAAACATATCAACTAACAGATTTTATAGTAGTTGGTATTATACTTTTGCTATTGGGGATTGCCGAAAAGCGGCTTATAGGGAAATTTTTAAATAATTCATCTGTATTAAAGCAAAACAATGAAAATTTAAAAGCTGAGCAAGAGAAAATATATAATTATGATGAAGTAAATGTAGCATTAGACCAGACAAAAATAAAACTGTCAGCTGATGAAAAAATATTGCAAGGGAAAGTTGTTGACATATTAACTAAAAGCCTTTTGAGAAAAAGAGGTTATGGAGTATATATGAAAACATCGGAAAATGAAGATTATTTTTTTAGAGAACTTGTAAAAAATATAGAGAATAGTGGTTTAAAATCAGCGTTATTGTACTTAGAACCGATGTCGGATAAAAGTTTTAGTGTTCACTATGATGGTTATCAAATAGGAAGAATAAAGTTAAGTGGAAATAAAACTCGTATGCAGGTTTTGGTAGGATTACATGGAATGAAATTGTACGAAAATTTAACGGTGGAAGAGTATGTTGAAAAAATTTCTTTTTGGATAAAACATGCAAAGCATTGCTTAAGAGATTAGCAATTTTGCATATAAATATACAAAATTGAAAAATGTATTTCAAGGCACCCAGAGAAATCTAGGTGATTTTGTTATTGAAGGGCGTGGCAAAATGCTACGTCTTATTTTATTACAAAAAATCAGCAGAAAGGATTGAAAAATATGTTAGTAGAAATCACAAAAATCAATAAGGAAGAGGTAACTGTAGTAACCAGTCTTGATGTGGCTGAGACTTTTGAAAAGCAACATAAAGATGTACTTGAAAGTATTCGTGTCATAAAAGATACGTTGAGTACAGCGGAATTTTCCGCCCTATTCTATGAAGCAACATATAAGGCCGCTAACGGAAAAGCAAATCCTATGTACTATATGAACCGTGACGGTTTTACTCTTTTGGTCATGGGCTATACTGGTGAAAAAGCAATGAAATTTAAGCTTGCCTATATTAAGCAATTCAATGCAATGGAACAGGCTCTCATCGGCAAAATGAAAGAGCGTGAGAAAGGAATTGCTGTAAGACAGGCTCTCACAAAGGCAATCCAGCAGTCAGAAGAGAATGAAAGAATGCACGGCCACGCCTATTCTACTTACACAAACTGCATTTACAAGGTGGTATTCGGCATGAATGCGAACCAGCTCCGGGAAAAGTATGGATTAGGAAAGAAGGATAATATTAGAGATTGCTTTACAGAAGAGGAGTTAAAGGCTGTACAGTCAATGGAATGTCTTGTTAGCGGTCTGGTTGATTGCGGATGGGGATATGACCAAATTAAGGAATTTATCCAGCAGACAAATGTCAAGAAGATTGCTGCATAGAGAGCTTAGAAATAGGCTTTCTTTTTTATGTATCAATTTAAGAAAGGAGAAATTTCATGCCAGGACTTAATACGTCTATTCAGATTAAAGACCGACTGTCACCTGCTTTTAGAACAATGACACAAAGCATTAATGTGTGCCTTGGTGCGTTTGCTGATATGCAGACAGCCACCGGACAGGCGGTAAATACAGATGCAATCAGGGCGGCACAGGTCGCCATGAATGATATGAACATGGAAACTTCCAGAATTGATGACGAGCTAAGAAAAGCTGCTACAGCTCAACATCAGTTTAATGATTCTGTAAGAACTGGTCATACAGCAGCAGAGGAATTGCTAGGAAAAGTAAAGGCTGTAGTAGGGGCCTATGTTGGAATGCGTGCAGTAAGTGGTGTGATTGGGTTGTCTGATGAAATGGCACAGACGGCAGCAAGACTTAACTTAATGAACGATGGCTTGCAGACTACAGCAGAATTACAAGAAAAAATATATATGTCAGCTCAAAATTCAAGAGCTTCATATATGGATACAGCGGCAGCAGTATCACGAATGGGTATGTTGGCTAAGGATGCATTTTCCGGAAATGATGAACTTATCCAGTTTACAGAACTGATGAATAAGAACCTTAAAGTAGGCGGTGCATCAGCACAGGAACAGGCATCAGCGATGTATCAGCTTACACAGGCTATGGCTTCTGGCAGGCTCCAGGGAGATGAATACCGAAGTATTATAGAAAACGCTCCGTTGTTGGCTTCTGCGATTGAGGACTATATGGTGAATGTTCAGCACGCCCAGGGCAGCATGAAAGACTGGGCATCAGAAGGTCTTCTTACAGCCGGTGTTATCAAAGCTGCAATGTTTAATGCGGCAGATGAGACAAATGCTAAATTTGAAGAAATTCCAATGACTTGGAGTGATGTAGCTAATTTTGTGAGAAATGCAGGAGTTATGGCATTTCAACCGATTCTGCAGCAGATTAACCAAATTGCAAATAATGCCAATACTCAGACAGTAGTACAAGGTATCGTTGGAGGAATGGCAACAATCGCGGCAGCTGTAGGACCTGTGCTGAATCTTATGGTAGATGGTGCTGGCTGGATAGTAGAAAATTGGTCGATGATAGAACCTTTAGTCTGGGGTGTAGCTGGAGCCGTAGGGGCTTATGCCATTGCACAGGGAATAGCAAATATTCAGGCGGCAATCGCCAATGGCCAAGGGGCGGCGTATGTGACATTACAGCTGGCAAAGGCGGCAGGGTTGGCAGTGGTAGCCTTAATGACTGGAAATGCTACATTAATGCAAACAGCATATAATACCGCAGTTGCGGCATTCCCAGGGATTTTTATTTTAACAATTATTGGACTGGTTGTATCTGCTTTGGTTAAATGGGTGCAATCGGTAGGAGGCGTAAGGATAGCCTGGGCTATTATGGTTGATTATATAAAATATGGAATCGCATTGTTGATAGCAGATATAAGCATGGCAAATACAAGAATTGCAAATTTTTGTGGAAAAATATCCTTGTCATTTAAAGCAATGGGAATAAATATGGCAAATGCTGTTGGAGAGAGTAAGGTGAATATTCTTACTTATTTGCAAGATTTAATTAATAATTCTATTTCAATGATAAATGGGTTTATTGATATTCTAAATAAAATACCAGGAGTTTCTATTGAGGCTATTAGTTGGACTGCTACTTTTGCTACAGATGCGGCAATGGCAGAAGCAGATAAGAAAAGTGCGAGAGAATCCTCTTTTAAAGCAGCTGAGGCGGCATATGCAAATGAAAAAGCAAATAGAGAAAGAAAAAGTCAGCAATTATTGGAAAAGGCTAATTATGAGCATGCAAACAGACGAAGAGAAATTGAACAGATGAGGAAAGAAGCAACGGAAAATAAGTCGGAAAAGGCAAATGAAACAGCCTTGAATTATGCCGCAGTTACAGCAGCTAATACTGGTAAAATTGCAGATTCTACCGAGATTTCCAGTGAGGACTTAAAATATCTCAGGGATATTGCAGAAAGAGACATCATTGACCGAACGGTGTTCCGGGATATCAAGGTGGATTTAGGCGGTGTGATTAACCAGGTGAATGAAATGAGTGATTTGGACGGTATCGCAGCGTACATTGGTGAGAGCGTTCGTAGAGAAATGCTTATTTCAGCGGAAGGGGTGCATTGATGATTACAAATACAATACAGGCAGGAATCAAGGCGGCAATAAAGCCGCTTTTGGTTTCCCTTTCCCAGCAGCAGGGCTATCACTTTTATTTTGGTACAGAAATGCTTCCTGTGACACCGGAGAAGCTTTCTACCAAGATTAAAAACAAGAATAAGACAATTACCCTGATGAACGAAGGAGAGGTAAATCTGCTTAAGACGGCAGGTCTCACAGAATATAAATTTGATATTTTGCTTCCGAATGTATCTTACCCTTTTGCAGAGTATTTATTTGAATTCCAGCCGGCTGGGTACTACCTGGAATTTTTAGAAAAGCTGAAAACAGAGAAAGAACCGTTTCAGTTTATTGTAAGCCGCGTGCATCCGGGACGAGGAAGCCTTTTTAAAACGAACACAACCGTAACCTTAGAAGAATATGAAATTAAGGAAAGTGCAGAAGATGGTTTTGATTGCATAGTATCTGTGGAATTGAAGCAATACCGGCCGTTTGAAACCAGAGTTGTAAGGTTGACTAGCAATAAGAAAAAAGCAGGAACGACCGGAAAGAAGCGAGTTGCAAAAAAAGCTGCTTCTGGAACATCGTATACGGTAAAGTCAGGTGACTGCCTCTGGAAGATTTCCAAAAGCTGTTATGGAGATGGAGGAAATGGAAGTAAGATATATGCAGCCAATAAGTCAGCCATTGAGAAAGCAGCGAAGAAACACGGAAAAAGCAGCTCTCAAAACGGAAGATATATATATCCTGGCACTGTGCTTAAGATACCATAAGGAGGGGCTATGGGAATTGAATTACTGATGCAGAATGGAAAGAAAATATATGCTCCAGGTATAGAAGAGGGCATAAAACTTAAAAGCGTGAGAAAAGGAACTCCGGGGCAACTCAATTTTACGGCTATAAACGATGGCTTATTGAAATTCACAGAGGGAAATCCGGTTAGGTTTCTCGTTGATGGTAAAAAGTTGTTTTATGGTTATGTATTTGAAAAAAAGCGGAGTGGCAGGGATACGATAGATGTTGTTTGTTATGATCAGCTCCGGTATTTCAAAAATAAGGATACCTATATTTATAAGAATAAGACAGCATCGCAGGTATTGAAGATGGTTTGCTCTGATTTTGGTTTAAAAGCCGGGAAGATAACAGATACAAAGCATGTTATTTCTAAAAAGCTGGAGAGTAATAAGACGCTGTTTGATATTGTGCAGAACGCTCTGGATGAAACAATGCAGAGTAAAGGAAAACTTTATGTTTTGTATGATGATTTTGGCCGTATATGCCTTACGGATGTTGCAGATATGAAGCTTAATCTTCTGATTTGCGATGAAACAGCAGAAGGTTTCACATATACATCCAGTATTGATAAGGATGTCTACAATAAAATCAAACTGGCATACACTAATCAAAAAACAGGTAAGATAGAAACCTATATTGCTCAGGATAGCAAAAACATCAATAAATGGGGTGTATTGCAGTATTATCAGTCAGAGCAGAATAATGCCGGGTTAAAGTCAAAAACAAATAGCCTGCTTAAGCTGTACAATCGGAAAAGCAGAAACCTCACAATTAAGAATGCTGCTGGTGATATCAGGGTGAGAGCAGGATGTAGCTTACTTGTTTCATTGACTCTGGATGATATCAGAATAAACAACTATATGCTTGTAGATGAAGTAACCCATACCTTTAAAGAAAACGTACATACAATGGACGTAAAACTGATTGGGGGCGATTTTGTATGAGTGATCTTCTTTCGGTTATCAAGCAGGCGGCCATAGAAGCTGTAAGAGAGAGTAAACCGGTAGAATTTTTGACCGGGACTGTAGAATCTGCTTCTCCATTGAAGATACGAATCGACCAGAAAACGCTTCTGGACGAAGATTTTCTGATTCTTACCAGGGAAACAAAAGATTATGAGGTAGAGGCTACTTCTGATGGAGCAAAGAGGAAATACAAGGTGCATAACGCACTGAAAAAAGGAGAAAAATGCTTGATTCTATCAAAACAGGGTGGACAAGATTATCTCGTGCTATGCAGATTGGAGGTGTCTGAGTGATACCAAATGAAGATGATGATTTATTAGAAGAGCTAGAGACAGAAACACAGCCGTCACTTACTTTTGCTATGAATAAGGAGGACAACAAGGTCCAGGGGCAATGTGATGGACTGGAGGCGATGGAGCAGGCCATTTACTGCATCCTTAACACAGAAAGATACCAGTGTCCTATATATGATTGGAGCTATGGTGTAGAGCTAGCTGATTTAATCGGTATGCCGCTGGATTATTGTATAGCAGAAGTGGAAAGGCGAATCAAGGAAGCTCTGGAGGCAGATGACAGAGTAATATCTATTGATAACTTCCAATTTGATTTACCGGAATCCGGTACGCTGGCTGTTGAGTTCATTGTCAGTACAATCTTTGGAACAACAAAAGTAAATAAAGAGGTGAATATTTAAGATGTATGAAGAAAAGACCTATGAGGCTCTCTTGGAGGAAAAACTTAGCCTGGTAGATGATAAATTTGATAAAAGGCAAGGGTCTCCAATTTATGCAGCTTTGGCACCAAACAGTGTTGAGCAGGCAAGGCTATATTCTCATCTTGCATGGTTGCATAATCAAATGTTTGGAGATACAGCGGAAAGAGATGGATTAACAAGGATTGCACGGGACACCAGGGGGCTTTCTCCAAGTGCTGCAACTTATGCAGTACGAAAATGTGTAGCTGATGCAGTTCTTCCACTTGGGCTTAGCGTATCTTTGGATATACTGAACTATACCATAACAGAGGCCGTAGATGAGGCAGGTAGCTCGGGTGAATATGTTTACAAGGCTGTGTGTCAAGAATCTGGAGAAATCGGAAATAAATACAGCGGAGAAGCCATCCCTAATGAATTTGTAGAGGGCCTTACTGCGGTGAGGATATTAGATGTTCTGATACCTGGCGAGGATGAGGAAGATACTGAAGCATTCCGCAAAAGATGGAGGGATAACTTCCGTTCAATGGCTTTTGGAGGAAATAAGACAGACTACAAAGAGAAAATTAATGGAATTGAAGGTGTTGGAGGTGTTAAAACTGCCAGAGCAAGGAATGCTTCCGGTGAAGTACAGGGAGGCCATGTATTAGCTGTTATTATTGCCTCTGATTTTTCTGTACCATCACTTTCTCTGGTTGAAAAGGTGCAGGAAATAATAGACCCGGTAGAAAATGCTGGAGAAGGTGATGGACTGGCCCCTATAGACCACACAGTGCATATACAGGCGGTTACTGGAAAGGTAATTAACGTAGCAACTACTTTGACTTTGGATACCGGATATTCTTTTGAGGATATCAAAAGCTTTGTGGAGGGAACTGTAGACAAATATTTCTTAAGCATCAATAAGGAATGGGAGGAAAAAGGAAATGAAAGCATTGTAGTCAGGATTGCTCAGATTGAAAGTGCCATATTGAAAATAATAGGCGTACTTGATATTACAGGAACCATGTTAAATGGAGAGGAGAAGAATGTTATTCTTGACAAGTATGAGATAGCAGTAAGGGGTGAAATAAGTGGATAATCAACTGATGAAATATCTTGATGGCTGTATTTTTAAGGATTATGAGGAAATCAAGGAAATTCTCCGGGTGGAACAGATAGAAGAAACTGCTTTGTGGAATGAAATGGACTATCTTTTAAAAGAGTCAAAAGTGCAGAGCAGTGAGGACATAGGTTTGCGGCGGTGGGAAGGAATTCTTGAATTAAAACCGCTTGATACAGACCCGATAGAGGTTAGGCGACTTAGAATAAAAGGAAAGCTTAACGAAACTCTTCCTTACACTTACAGGGTAGTTTATGCTATGCTGCAGTCTTTGTGTGGAAAAGATGGAGTGTCTGTTGATAGAAATGTTGAAGAATATTCGTATTCAGTTAAAGTAGCATTAAAAAGCAAAAAACTAAAAGCTGAGGTTGAAAAGCTTCTGGATAGAGTGATTCCAGAAAACATGATACTTAAAGTCACCATTATGTACAATACCAACCGTATGCTATCTGGCTTGACCCACGCACAGCTTGCAGCTTATACTCACAGGCAACTTAAGGAAGAAGAATTGGAGGTGTGAAATTGGAATATACGGAAAACTTAAAATTAAGAAAGCCTTTGCAGGATGAACCATATGATGTAGACAATTTTAATCAGAATGCAGATAAGATTGATTCAGCAATAGCAAGAAAGGCAGATAAATCTATCGAAAAATCAGCAACACTCTTTGCCTCTTCCTGGACAGGAGATACAGCCCCATATTACATTACCATTGATGTAGAGGGAGCCACCGCAACAAACAATATTGAAATCCTTCCGGCGGCGACTTTAATCCAGGAACAGTATGAGGCTATGAGCAGTGCTGGTATTACCGGAGCAGACCAGGCAGAAGGAAGTGTAACCCTGAAAGCTTTTGGTGACAAACCAAAGATAGATTTGCCAATTATAGTGATAGTGAGAGGTGATTGATATGGCTGTAATTGTAAGGATGCCGTCAAAAGGCGGCTCAAATACAAAAAATGTAACAGCGGTACCGGATGATGTATTGAGTGGAAAAGTATTTGTCAATTCAAAAGGAGAAGAACAGGAAGGAAATATGCCGGACAACGGAGCTGTAGCACAAGTCCTTAATGCAGGTGGTTCCTATACAATACCAAAGGGATATCATGATGGAGGCGGAAAAATAACAGCAAATAGTCTAGCTTCTCAAACGCAGGCAAACGCTACAGCTCCTTTTATAGCAAGAGGAAAGACGGCATGGGTCAATGGGAATAAGGTAGTAGGAACTGGTCTGATTGCCAGCGAGATAAGAGGTGTGAAAAAAGATTACTATGTATATGCAGGGCAGACAATAGAGGTTGGTGATTTTGTTCAGCTAACTTATGGAATATCCGGGATTGGTTCTGGAAAAGCCATTAAAAAAACACTGCCACTAAAAACTAGTAGCGACAGCAGTTTTATAACATGTAAGATAGACGAGAGCACAGTACTTCTCCTTTCAAAAGAAGCAGATTCAAACTATAATTATTATAGAATGTATGCTTCGGTAATTAAAATAAATGGTGTCGACATTTCAGTAGGGCCACGTATTCAAATTCTTGAAAAGAAATATGTTTACGGAATAGAAGATAGTGATTTAAAGTATATAAGTGATGCAAAATTTATTGTAAGCGATAGCTCCCATGTATATGTGCTCTACCCAACTTCAAAATCATACGATGAGTTCATGTATTGGTATTTAACATTAAATGGAGTAACTATATCGGTGTCTGGAATGAAAAAAATATATATTGGAAGGGATAAAGAGTTTCAAGGCGTGTCGTATAAAAATAAAGCCCTTTATAAAACATCATCCGGACATTTCTATCTGCCGATAATTCATGGTACAGGCACTATAAACGATTGGAACATGACAACGTATAATACTATGTATATTTCCATAAATTTTTTGTCAGACAACAAAGGGACACTGAGGCTTGAAAATAAAACTATCCTTCATATCGATTCTTGTGACTCTGCAGATTGTGACTTCGGTAAAGATGAGTTTGTCTTGGCATATAGCAAAAATAGTGATAGAAATACTATAGGCATCTTTACAGGTAGAATCAGTGGGAAAACTGCAAAGGAGGTCAAAAAACAGTATGTTAATAAAACTGAGGACGCTTACTTAAATGTATGCAAATTAACAGAGAAGGTAAGGATTGTATTTATAGGAAAGAATAGCTCTGCTTTGTATTATAGGACTGTAGATAACGAAGGTAATATTTCCAGCAGCACATTGTCTATAGCTCTTTCTACAGAAAAAATAATAGTGACTTCCAATTTAGACAATAGGCTGCTTATTCGCAATGAATTGTTTGAAATTTCAAATGCCAGGAATGGATTGCTGAGAAAATTAAGTACCAAGGCTGGTTTTTATTATTCAGAAATTTTACTTCTGTATGGGTCAAAAGCACTGACTATATATGATGGAGAAGCTACAGTAATAAATTTCCCAAATGCAAACATTGATTATTTGAATTATATATATGAGATTCAAGCAAAATTAGCCATTTCCAATGATGACACAGAGGGAGTCGCATTAACAAAAGGGATAGGAGGGAGTAATCAAGGTTCTGGTGCGAAACATAATCAAAAAGTAACTGTAGTGTCGAAGTTGGCAAAATAAAAGGAGAGATAGAGAATGTATATTATTACGGACAAAAAAAATCATATTATTGCTTTAACAAATGAAGTTAGCATGATTTTTATAAATGAGGAAAAAGGAGATTATGAAACGACAAGGGATGAGAATAGAGCTATTGGATGGATGGACATGGAGAATAATACAATCTATCAAGATATTAAAGCTTGGAATGTTGATTCAACAACGGAAAATCCACCATACGACCTGTCAAAAGATTTAGGTAGATATCTTTTTGCGAAGGAGAGGGGTTTTTACAAAAACAAAGACTGGTTGCCGCCACAGCCTTCTTTTGAAGATAAGGTAAGAGCCGATATTGAATATATAGCACTATCAGCAGGAATTGATTTAACGGAGGTAAGTTATGAAAGCGAAGGAGATTTGTAAAAAATACTATCCAAAATTATGGGGAATTGGAAGGATAAGGAATTTGGTTAAGATTGGAAGAATCACAAGAGAGGAGTATAAAGAAATCACAGGAGAGGATTATGACAGGAAAGAAGCCTAAGGGCTTCTTTTTTCATGGGAAAGGAGGTCACCTATGACGGATGAAGAAGTAGCAGTAAAGCTTAAAGCTCATGAGCATGAGCTGGCGTCTTTAAAGCATAGAATGAATAAGCAGGAAGAGACTACATCAACCCTGCAAGCCATTCTTTTACAGATTAAGGAAATCAGTATCACGATGAAAGGGATTCTGGAAGAGCAGAAGGAACATAGTGCCAGGCTTGACAGCCTGGAGGAAGAACCAGCCAAGAATTACAAGCAGCTTAAAATGGCAGTATCTACCGCTGTAATAAGCAGCCTGGTCGGAGCAATCGTTGGAGCAGTATTAATGATTTTATAGGAGGAAGAGAAAATGAATGATTTAAGCTTTTTATTGGAGTACGTAGACCTGGTAACCTTGGGCATCTGCCTCTGTGTAGGCTTTGCCCTGAAGCACGCAAGGATTTTCGAAAGGTTTGGTAACCAGTACATACCGTTGACCATGCTGTGCCTTGGCACACTGATAGCCATACTCACCCATCTTGGGAACGTTAATGCGTCAGTAATCCTTGGTGGCATGATATCCGGACTGGCAAGCACCGGACTTTATGAAATGCTCCGCAATTTGTTAAGCTACGATGGAAAGGATGATGAGTAATGAGTACAGCACAATGTAGAGATATTTCAAAATTAAATAAGTTAGTAAAGGTCCAGCTTGAGCTGGCCCTTTTTGATTTACGGCAGCAAGGAGTAAATCCTCTGGTGGTAGAGACCATTCGCACCAGGGAACGCCAGCATATGCTCTATGGACAGGGCAGGACCGCAGCCCAATGCAAGGCTGCAGGTGTTCCGGTCGGGTATGCCACTCCAGGGAAAGGCAAAGTAACCTGGACGCTTAACAGCATTCATATTTCCGGCTGTGCGGTAGATGTGGTTCCACAAAGGCAGGTAAACGGCAGAATGACGGCCATATGGAATACAAAGGACAAGGATACCCAGAAAATTATTAAGACAATGGTTAAGTATGGCTTTGAGGCCGGTGCGAATTGGACAAGCTCTCCAGACAGTCCACATTTCCAGGTGAAAGGAGTAGCAGGTGAGTATTACAGACAGGGAAATACAAATAAATTCGTCACTCTGGCTATCCAGAAAGCACTAAACAAGGCTTTAAATCTAAAAGGAGCCGAGAGGACAGATGAGGATGGAGATTGGGGAAATGACACCACTCAAAAGGTCAATATGTTCCGAAAAATGATGGGCTGGAAACAGACTGGAAAGCTGGGAGAAAAGGCATTGAAGAAGTTGTTTGAATATCTGTAA